CCAGAGGATGTTGCGGCTGCAGAGCAGGCCACGCAATATATGCATTACATCTTTAATAAGAATAACGGGTATCGCGTTTTAAATGACGCCTTTCACGATGCCCTTATCAAGAAGTGCGGTATAATTAAGGCATATTGGGAAACCAGCTATAAAGCTGAGATTTTTACCTATGACAATCTCACGGACCAAGAGTACACCCTGATTGCCTCTGATGATGATGTGACTATTCTTGAGCATGGCGTGACCACATCCATGTCCGTTGACGAATTTGGCATGGAAGTAGAGATGCCAGAGCATTCTTTAAAAATTAGCAAGCAAATGCCAGACGGACGTTTGCGCATTGAAAGCGTGCCGCCAGAAGAGTTCTTTGTAAACTCACAGGCACGCAGCATTGATGATGCATACATTGTCGCGCATCGGACTGAGATGCGTGTGGGCGAGCTTGTTGAGATGGGTTTTGACTTTGAGGACGTGTATGACCTAGACGGGCTATATGGCGCTTCTGACATTTCTGAGGCTGAAACAATTGAGCGTCAGGGCTACTCTCAAGATGATTATGAGGACCGTGAGGGCGACCCCGCAATGCGTCAGGTCGCGGTCACAGAGGCTTATATGAAGATTGATGTGGACGGCACGGGCATACCTGTTTTGCATCGGTTTATCTGCGGCGGCACAAATTACAAGCTGCTTGACTTGGAGCCTTGGGATGAGGTGCCTTTTGCCGTGTTTGAGGTGGACCCAGAGCCTCACACGTTCTATGGTCGTTCCCTCGCAGAAATTATTATGGACGATCAGGATGCGAGCACAGCAATCCTTCGTGGCATTCTTGATAATGTTGCGATGACAAATAATCCGCGCATTGGCATTGTTGACGGCGCTGTAAATATTGATGACGTGTTAAACAATGAAATTGGCGCAATTGTGCGTATGCGTCAGGCAGGCGCGATACAGGATTTAGCTGTACCTTTCACCGCAGGCCAAACACTTGGCGCACTGACGTACATGGATCAGCTTGTTGAAAATAAAACTGGCGTGTCCCGTGCCAGTATGGGGCTTGACCCAGATGCCATGCAGTCCACCACAAAAGCGGCGGTGCAAGCTACAATTCAAGCGCAGGCGGGTCAGATTGAGGTTATGGTGCGTAACCTTGCGGATGGGATGAAACGCTTGTTTGGGATTATGCTGCGCACATCTATAAAGCACACTGACGAAGAGCAAGCTATGCAGATCAACGGTCAGTTTGTGCAAGTTGATCCGCGTGTCTGGCGTGCAGACATGGACATTGGGATCAACGTGGGCTTGGGTACGGGCCGTGAAGAAGAAAAAATGATGGCGCTTCAGCAGGCATTTCAAATTCAGCAACAGATTTATACTGCATATGGCCCTTACAATGGCATGGTTTCCCTTACAAATATAAGAAACACGTTGTCTGACATGCTTGCGGCTGCTGGCGTTCGCAACTCTGATAGGTACTTTGCTCCGATTACGCCGGAAGTAGAGCAGCAATTGCTGGCAATGCAGCAACAAGCGCAGGCGCAGCAAGCCCAAGGCAGTGACCCAAATCAGGCGTTCTTGGCTGCTGAGCAAATGAAGGCGCAGGCCCAGATGCAGTCAGACATGGCTAAGCTGCAATTGGATCAGCAGAAGCTGATGATGGAAGATGATCGCAAGCGCGACCAGATGGATCAGGACTTGCTTGTTGATGCGGCTAAGGTTTTGGGTCAATACGGCACTCAGGTGGACGTGGCTGCAATTAAAGCAGCGCAACAGGCGGCTAGAGGATAATGAGCGATATTCGCATACAGGCTAGTGAAGCTAAAAGGTTAAAGAATGACACTGCGTTTATGCAGTTTGTTCAAGATGTTCGTGATTTGCAGACCAGCATATTCACAAACAGCACCGCTGACGAAATTGAAAGGCGGGAAGAGGCGCACGCTATCATACGTGCATTAAACCAGATTGAGGTGCAGCTTGACGCCGCTATTGCGGCAGAGCGCATCTTAGATCGCAACAAATAGGAGTAGCACCGTGGAAACGACTACGATTGATGTCGCAGTAGATAGTCTACTTGCGCCACAGAGCGAAGGCTCAGAAAAAATCTCTCAAGAAACTGCTGATGAGATGATTGACCAAACTGGTGACGACCAGAGCGAGATCATTGATGAAGTAGATGATGAGATCATCGAGGCGTCTGACGATGAATACGAAGAAGACGCAACTGAATATACTGACGAGGTAGAAGCCGTTGAGGATGACAATGCGGAAAGCCTGTTTGACGTTACTATTAACGGCAGGCCAGAGCGTTGGACCCTTTCCCAACTAAAGCAGTCTGCAGCGGGTCAGGGCTATATTCAGCAAAAAATGCGTGAGAATGCAGAAATTCGAACGCAATTAGCTCAGCAGCAAGAAGCTGTCTTGAACATCTACAGTCAAATGCAAAATGGTGACTTTAATCAGCCCAAACCTCCGTCCAAGGAACTTTTAGAGAGTGACCCTATTGGGTACATGCAAGAAAAGGAAGCCTACGAAACGGAAATGGCTGAATATAACACCAAGATGCAGCAACTACAGGCCATTAAGCAGCAGAGAGAGCAACAGGCTGAAGAGCGCAAAGCGCTTCATCGGCAAGAGCAAATGCAACTTCTGAAGCAAAGGGTTCCAGACTTTGCCGACCCTCAAAGATATGAGAAGGCAGCGCAAGATATGTTGCGCGGTGGTCAGGAGTTTTATGGCGTTCCGCAAGAGGCTCTCATGTCACTTACGGATGCTGTAGAGATTGAAATCCTGTATGACGCAATACGCTATCGCAGAATGCAGGCCAATCGTAAAAATGTTGATGCTAAAGCGAAAAAAGCAAGACCATCAGTTAAGTCTGGCTCTAAGCGCGTTCAAGATAGTCAAGCTGTAACTCGCAAGAAGCAGGCACTACAGGCAGCTAAATCTGGAAACATTCGTGATTATGCTGACTTACTGCTAGACCCTAAACTTTAGTAAAGGAAAGTAAAACATGGCACAGCCAACCAACACATTCGACAGCTACGATGCTGTCGGCATTCGTGAGGACTTGAGTGACATCATCACCAATGTCTCACCAGAAGAAACGCCTTTTTACACAAAATCAGGCAAAACTCGCGCAAGCAACACTCTGCATGAGTGGCAGACTGATGCGTTGCGTGCGAGTGCGGCAAACGCGCACATTGAGGGCGATGCAACGACTGCTAACGCAATGTCCGCAACAACCCGCCTTGGAAACTACACTCAAATCTTCAAGAACGCAGTTGTCGTCCCTGACACTGATGAGGGTCTTAACAAAGCAGGTCGCGCACGTGAGATTGCGTATCAAACGCTGAAAATCGCAAAGGAGCAAAAACTCGATATAGAGAAAGCTCTCTTTGACAACAACGCGCGTGTGGCTGGCAACTCTTCAACGGCGCGTGAACTTGCTGGCGCACCAGCATGGTTGACATCAAACACAGATTTTGGTGCCAACGAAGGTGCGGATGCAACTGGCGATGGTACGGATGCGCGTACAGACGAAACAACAACATTGCGGGCGTTTGACCAAACTCGCTTCGATGGTGTTATGCAGTCTATCTGGGAAAACGGCGGGAACCCCGACACGGTGTACCTGTCAGCGTTCCAAATGAACAAAGCGCTGTCCTTCACGGGCAACAACAACCAGCGTTCATCTGTGCAAGCCGGTGACGAGCGTGTGATTAAATCACTCGCAGTATATGTTACCCCATGGGGAACCATTGAGTTCATGCCTAGCCGCGAGAACCGTTCGCGTGATGTGTTCATCATGCAAGACGATATGTGGGAAGTTGCGACTTTGCGTCCAACCAAAAACGTAGCGTTGGCTAAAACGGGCGACAATACCACCCGTCAGGTTACAACGGAACTTACTTTGGTTTGTAAAAACGAAGCTGCAAGCGGTGGTGTGTTCGACAACACGACATCATAGTAATATTGGGGCGGCTTTCGGGTCGCCCCTTTATTCATTAGGAGGAAAAAATGAAAGTTCTGGTAACATATCGCAGCATGTCTACAAGCGTGGGCCGTGTTAGAAATGGCGATATTATTGATATTCCACAAGCGGAAGTTAATAAAATTTTGGTAACAAAGCCAAGGGCGCTAGAGATTTTGCCTGAGTTGTCGCTGGAAGAACCCAAGCCAACAAATCCTGCAGTCAAGCCAGCGGCAAAAAAGAAAACCACCACAAAGCGCAAGCGTGCGCGTAACTCCGATGGCACGCTGAAAGCTGATGACCCATCTACGCCAGATATTAATGAGGCATGGGAAAATGAGTAAAATTGCAGAAAAGATATATTTTGAAGACGATATGCTGATCGTCAAGAAAACATTTGATGCAAATGTAATGCTAGAAGATGCGCGTTACGCGCGTGATAAAATTGGCGGAGACAAGTTTGCGTCTGACCACAAACTTGTTGGAACCATTTCTATGCCGCTGCTTGGCGTTTGGCTAAAGGAAGCTGGGGTCGCTTGGACAGACACGCCTGCAGTTAAGGAGGTAATAAAGCGCAAGATGATGAGCAATGAGTTTAGCGGTCTGCGCGTTTGGGAGGGAGCATACTAATGAATTTATTGAAGCCGTGCCAGTTATTTGGTAAATTAAAACTAAGATCATTTATGATATAGGCTGATGAAGTTGTCTGACGCAATAATAAGTCCAGTAGTAGCATTTTGCCTAGCAGTTTTAGCTGGCCTTTATGCTGTTCTTAAAATGATTTTTACCAATCAGACAAAAATACAAGTTTTAGAAAGTCAGTTAGAAAACATGGATTTAGTTCTGCGAGAAGTACGCGCAGATCAAAAAGAGCTATTTAAAGAAATACGCAATTTGAAAAATTAGTGTGCACTCTGATCTCTATTCTTTGGGGTCAATCTTTTGCCTTGGGGTTGTATCAAGTCTGCGTTTACGACTGCGGGTATGACAGACCCTCTTATATGTGGTATGATAAGAGCTATGTAGTGCCCCCCAACTACGCCTGCCCCGCGAGGATTTACGACACATGATTGATCCTGTTACTGCAATCGCGGGAGCTACAGCCGCATTTAATTTTCTCAAGAAGGGCGTTCAAGTTGGGCGCGATTTGCAGGACATGGGCCAACAGTTGCAGCAATGGGCTGGCTGTATGGCTGAACTGGATCAGGCTGAAAAGATGTCAGAGAAACCACCTTGGTATAAGGCTCTTGGCGGGGGAACCCAAGCTCAAGCGATGGAGGTTTTCTTAGCACGAAAGAAAGCGCAGCAAATGCGCGATGAGTTAAGGGAAATTATTAGCCACCCTGCAATACTTGGGCCAAGTCATTGGCAAGAGTTTCTAAGAATAGAAGCTGAGATTAGAAAGCAAAAACGTGAGCATGAGTTTCGCCGCATGGAAATAAAACAAGCCATTATTGAGTGGTGCGCTGGGATTGTTTTGTTCTTAGTTTTGTTTGCTGGTCTTGTGGGCTTTGTGTGGTTAGCCAATGCTTGATCCAGTAGGCAATCTCCCCTTCGCTATAACGCCTGAGAGAGCGCGTGAGAGCATCGAAAACCATCAAGCGCAGCAACAGGTGCAGAAAGAGCATAACCGCGCTCACAAGCTCGCTAAGGCGCTGGAGAGACAACAGCTTGATTTAATG